TGTAAGGCTGTCTATACCGTTATCTGTTATGTCGAGTAGTATCTTATCTAGTAAGGCAGTACCTAGCGTAGGCTCTAAGATAAAGGTCTGCTGGTCGGGTATCATATATGAGTATTTACTCACGTCTACATTACCGCCTAGTGCTGTATTCTTACCTACTTCTTGGGGTGTGATTATATTTGCCATTAGTTAGTTATTTACGAAAGACGCCCTCCGTTTTTCATGTCATTTGGTTGTTGTGCTACTTTCTTATTATTTACTGGCAGTCTAAAGTCTGCTCTATCGCTTGGGTCTATCTCTAAAATCCTACGTCTTGCCTCATTAACGCTTATTTTCTTATTGTTACGTTTTAAATAAATTTGACGCTGCCAAAAGTGCTGGCAATTTACACCGCCTTTGTACAAAAATATATCGTATGTATTAGCACCGTTCGGTCCCATTTTAGCCTGTACTACTTTATTACTAGCCGCGTCTATATCTTCCTTACGATAAACTAATTTAGCACCTAAAACGTTCTTACAAAATTGACGCTCTGGACTTGCACTACCTTTATATACATACCTTACTTTAAATAGTCCGTTATCTTCGTCGCTTCTATTGTTAGGGCTGTTATCTATTGGGCTGGCTAGATTAATTTCTACCGGTACACCGTTTATTTTTTCTTCGCTTATTAATTCCCAATCCTCAGACATGACTTCGCCTAAATCGATAAGGTATTTAGAGCCGTCTATGTGGTCTTCACTTAATGCTGTGGGTAATACCTCAGTTTCTTCTATCTCTTCTTTTCTGTTTAATGGATCAAAATATAAATCTAGTGTAATTCCTTGCTCTTGTAAAAAAGGCGTTAAAGCGTCGATGATTATATCCTGCTCGGGGTTAATTCTCATATCCATTGTAAGACTTAACGCGGTGTCTAATTCATCGGCATTATTTCCTAAACCTGCGCTGTCATTTATACCGAATAATCTAGGACTAACAACACCATGCGCTCGCATGATCTTTTGCTCACATTGTGAGTTTATACTTTCCCATTGCTTGTGGCTATCGCTTACCTCTAAAGGTACAATCTCAACCGCTGCTTCCTTCCCATCGTTAAAGGATATAAAAACTTTACCAGCGTTAGAACTGCCAGTCATTCGCTCCCTAATCTTGCGCTCTATCTCTTCTCTTTGTTCTTCGTCTGGAGGTACACCGTTGTTCATGTTAACTATATAACCGTAAGAAAAACCGTTTTTAATATGCGATATATAGAAATTGCTAATCTCCTCCTCTATTTCGCAATACTGCAAAGCACTTTGATACTTAGGTAATGAGTAATAAGATGAACTATCTTGATTATCGTTTATATAAAGTATTTCTGTTTTTCTGCCGTTTGTTGTTCCGTAAGCAGGATAAAATTCTGGTATAGTTTTATTTGTGTTATACCAGTCGTTTGAGTACCAAAACCCTGTAATCTCGTCGTCGTCTTCTACCTTGTTAAAAGCTAATTTTGTGACATCAATAAACTTTGCTTGCTTCGTTCCGTTAACGTTTGTAATAATCTGAAAAGCTGCGTTAAATTGCTTTGAGTATTGTTTAACTACTTTTCGCAAATCCTTCTTAGGAATAGCTGTTAGCATCTTGGCATATTGCATAGGCTGTCTACTTGCATTTCGTGCCATTAATCCGCGTCCAAAAATAAGATTTGCGTAAGCGTTTAGAATCGTGCTATTTGTTGGGCTGCCTATAAAGCGATCTTCTACATACTGAAAGTAAGAATTATTGCGTCCATTTAAAACCCAATCTTTACCGCGTATTTCTTCCACTACTGGCTTAACGTAATTGCTTAAATTTATTATGCTTAAATTATTACTCATATCTCAAAATCTTGTAAGTCTGTTTGTGAAGTAACGTATATCTTTGATCTATATAAAACTTGCGTACTATCATTAATTACTATCGTAAAGCCATCGCCCTCGATCATATTAACGCCGCTTAAATCTAGGTTAATGATTCTGTAACCTAGATTATCGTTTGTCGGTGTTAAGCCTGTTACAGTAACCTCATAGTCTCCATACTCCCTAACAAGCGTATAACTAACGTCTTCTAAATTATACTCTCTAGGGATGTATCTAAAACTGTAAGAAGTAGCATTTGGATTAATTACTTTCATATAGTTATAACGATAAAATTATGAATTTGTTTATTTTGTTGTATATTTGAAAAAAAATGTTATGAAGAAATGTAAACAGTGTGATCAAGAAAAAAGTATTGATAATTTTTATAAAACAATTAAAAAACAAGATGGTACTCAAAGTTATGATTCAACTTGCAAAGATTGCAGGATTATAAATAAAAAACAATATCAAAAAACAGATCAATATAAAAAATACACAAAAACATACAGAAATAAAAATAAAGAAAACATAAATAAAAACGCAAAAGATTACTACATAAAAAACAAAGACACAGAAGAATATAAAAAAAGAAAAAGTGATTATCAAAAAACAGAAAAAAGTAAAGCTACCAAAAAAAAATGGAGAGAGTCAGACAAATATATAGATTACATAAATACACAAAAATATAAAGATTATCAAAAAGAGTATAGAAAAACAGATAAATATAAAGATTATCAAAAAAAATATAATAAAACTGAAAAAAGAATAAAGGCACAAAAAGAATATTATCAAGAACATAAAAAACCCCTTACAATTAAATAAGGGGTTTTTAATTTTAAAGTAATGTTATATTACGGTGCTATCGGTGTGCCATCTACTAACGCTTCTAAAGCTGTTATAGTAGCTGAATCCATTAACGGTGCAATCTCATTCTCTTGAGCTGATAAAGTCAAGTTGTAACCGTTAAAATCGGCTTTAGCTCCGCCAGTTCCGATAGTGCTTCCTGTAGTTTCCATGCCTTCGGTAATACCCACAACATGATAGTTAGAGTTATTATCTCGTATAATCACAACTGGTCTACCAGCTACAATTGAATCTATTTGCGCGTGTGTAAGTACATCTTGTTTCTTTAACACCAAGGTCAAAGTCTGCGTGTTTACTCTCGTGCCGCTTTCTCTACTTCCTATGATAGCTTCATCAAAAGTGTTACCCTCTGCTAGTGTTTCATATTTGAAAACGGTTGTCAATCCTGCCGCTATTGCAGTTACAGCATTATCTGTAACCGTAAACGCTCCGTCAGCTTCTGCAAAATTTGCAAAGTACACCGCTCGAATACCTCCGAGCGTGTCTTTACAAGGTTCTGATCTGCCTTTTGTTACTGCACAACTCATTATACTGCTGCTATTGTTGAAACGTAGTGAATGATTTGCGTAGATTCGTTATATCCTACGCCCGCATTGTAAACCATTTTACCTCTTATTTGTCCTGTCATAAGTCCGATAGAGTCTTCATCTACAAACTCAAGTCGCATCAAGTCCTCAACTAGTCCAGTAACCATTACAAGATTCTCTTTTTGATATACAACTATTGTGTTATCAGCTAATCCGTTAACTTGTGTAAGCGTGTACTTACCAAATTTAACTTGCTTTTCTTCGGTGTTACCATCGTTAGCAATTCCCTTAGAGATTAAGTAAAAAGAATATGCTTGAAAAACGTCAGCAGAAACCAAAACCTGAACGTCTAAACGTCTTAATGCTCTTGGGATTGCGTTAAGAACTTTCTTTAATTCAGCTTCTACGTTAGATTCTGTAATAGGTGCGCCACCTGCAACTATTCCGTTGTTAGCTTTTATAATTCCTGAATCAGCATTCCATTGTGTTACAAATCCTGCAAAAGAACCCGCTACGTCTGTACCGTTCCATATGTCGTCCTCTACCTTTACAGCTTGTTGAGCTAGTAAATCGGACATCATTCCATTTATAACGTCTGTTGGTTCGTTAGGATTGTATGCACTTGCTCCCATTAAGTCGCCAGTCCATGTAGGTCTAAATTCTTCCTTACATAGTAAGAGGTCATTTTTAAACTTCTTAGGTATGATAACTTTTTCTGATAAAGTAACCGATCCCGCTGGTGCAAAACCACAAGTATAGTCCACAGTGCCTAATGCGCTTTCTAATTTTTTAAGGTTATACTTAAAATTAACATCTGCGACGATGTCAATCAATCCTAATCTTAAAGTATCCTCTTCTTTAAATGCTTTTAAGAAATATTCGCCTGCTGCTTTACCTGCGTAGTTACTTGCTACTGTTATTGTTGTTGCCATCTTTTAGTTGTTATTTTGAAAATGTGCGAATAGTCGCTCTTGTTTAGTTTTTAGCAAGCTCAAGTCGATCTTTTGCTCTGCCTTTTTAATTGTTACTTTAGTTGTTGCGGGTGTCTTTCCGAACTCTACTATTTGAGCTTTTAACGCCACATTGTCCGCCTTAATAGATGCTAGTTCAGTTTTTAAACTTTCGCTATTTGCTTTCAATTCTTTAAGACCCAAAGCTTTATCTAGCATCTCAACAAATTTTTCCATTTCTGCATCTGCTAATTCAGCAGGTACTTCTTCAACTGCTTCTGCGTCTTTAATTTCAGCAGTTATTCCCTCTTCGGATATAACCAAAGTTTGTCCGCTTTCTAGCACATATTCTCCTACTGGCAAAGGCACTCTTTCGCCTTCGTTTTCGATAAAAACAGCTACGCCTGACTCTAGCGTTTCGCCCTCATACATAACCTCTACACCGTCGGCAGTAGTTACGCTTTCTAATTTTACGGCTGTTTCCAGCTCATCTTCGTTGGCAAAAGTTGCGATGTAAGCCGCTAACTTTGTCCAATTACTAGACTTCTTTGTTTCACTCATATTTACCTTTTTAGTAATTTCATTTAAATTGAACATAGCGTCTATACTAAAGCCTAGTATCTCTCCGTTCTTTGCCTTCTCCCATGTAGCGTCATCATGTACTTTCATCATAACCGCCCAACTTCCAACTGGCTCTTTAAAGCCATATTTACGGCTCTTGTCGTTAACATCATCTTCAACTATCCAAGACTCCACAACGCTAACAGCCTCACTACCTAAATCAATTTCATGCTCTAGGGTGCTGTTGTTTGTGTTACCGCGTTTTACAAAGTCGTGTGCTGCTTGTTCTACAGTTTTAGAAGAAAAAATAATGTTATATTCCCCGCTCATGTCCTTTCGGTAGATCGGTTTATTTGGAATTAAAGCAATACCCATTAATATTCTACGTTCAGCGTCTACTGTGGCAAGCTTTATAGATTGATTCTCGCTTAATGTTATCCAGTTGCTTTGCATTGCTGGATTTTTCACTACTGACAAGGCATAAATGCCCTCGTTTTCTAATGGATTATACTCGACGTTGTATAGCTTCATATAGTTATAACGATAATTTATAGAAAGTGTTTAATAAATAAATAAATAATATAATTGTTAATCTTTTACATTGTTGATAAGTGTTATATTTGACAAAACAAAAATTATGAAAAGCGAAGTAGTAACGCATAGCGAATGCGCTTGTATTTATGGACACGATGTTTTTAGCGATAAATGTCTAAAAAGAACCTAT